GCCCCCAGAGCCCGCTCACAGCCGCGGGCCCGGCGGGGGGGGCGGGGGGCGCCGGCGGCCGCCGCTCCGGGGCGGCCAGTCGGATCAGCGAAACACCCCACCGGATCAGTGCGGCCGCGTACTCCTCCAACTTGAACACCTGCACCCTGAGGCGGTGCGCCTCCTCCTCCGCGAGGTCGCGCGCCGCCTCAGCGGCATCCCGGGACTGCTCCAACGTTGCGACCCGCCTGTTCAACGAGTCGGCCATCCGCTCCAAAGCCTCGACCCGCCGGTCGGCCGTCCTGTCCGCACGGGCGAACAGCCAGCCGATCCATGACGCGGCACCGGCAAGCGCCGCGCCGATCAGCTCGGCGGGGAGTGGAGGGAAGTCGAGCTCATGCATGAGGCCAGTATGAGCCGCCAGCAAAGCGACGACACTCACGCCAACGGGGCATACATCATCGGCATGACCCGCTTCCCACCGCCGCCCGCGGGAATGTTCGATACCACCGTCTTGTTCGGCCACACCTCGACAGTCGCACCGTCAGACGTGCCGTCCGTCTTCAACAGCGGGTAGCAAGTGCGCTGCGGCTTCGCATCACCCAACACCGCGGGCGGGATCGTCGCGACACGCTTCTGCCCGACATTCGGCAACATCACCGTCCCCCACTCCGATCGGGGCCCCACGCGCAGAGCATGACCGGTGAGGGACGCGATGAACGTGTCAGAGGGAGTCGCGTCGCCGGAGAACGACGTCCACTCAGGTGCGGGTGCCGGCGCAGGAGAAGCCCCGCCCGACCCGGCCGGCCGGCGGGCACCCACCGCATCAACCACCTGCAGCCACGCCGCTGCGGACTTCGGCCCCGTGTCAGGGCGCACATCGAAATTCCCGTACTGGCCGATGTTCCACAGCCCGACGCCGTTCAGCCCGGACAGGGAGGCAACCTGCGCGAACGCCGTCAGCTTCGCTGCTTTCGTGTCGTCCGTCCGGTCATCGAAGCCGACCTCTTCCAGGATGAACGGCTTCCCCGTCTGCGTGCCGATCCGGGCGAGATTCCGGAATGCGTCGCCGGTCGGATTGTCGTACCCGTGGACGGTGAACACGTCCACCTCAGGCATGCGCGCCACCTGGTCGAACAGGTCGCCGTGCGCGTCCCGCCCCCGGCCGTCAGCGCCCAGGTGGACGAACCCGCCGGCGGCGATAGGGCCGTCATAGCCGAGCCGGCGCACCGCCTCCACCTGCTGCAAAAGCGACCACACGTACTGGTCCGCGGAACCGGCCTGCTGCACTGGGTTGTCATCGCCCCACAGCACCATCGGCTCCCCGGCCAAGGCGACGCAGTCCATCGTCGGGTAGTCCTGATAGGAGACGGACGAGTCGGGGAAGTCGCGCTGCAGCACCTCGCGGAAGTACGGCAGCCACTCCTGCCATGTCTTGTAGTACGGGTTCACTTTCTCCTTGACGAACAGGTTCCGCACATAGGACAGGTCCAGCCAGAACCTGATGTTCGCGTCGCGGGCCCACCGCACCTTCGCATCCAGCTCGCCGAGTTTGTCACCGCCGTTGTTCAACGCCTGCACGGTGCCGTCACCGAACAGGTCCGTGATCCGCATGTGAGTGACCCCCAGCTGCCGGGCGCGCTGCGCCCACAGCTTCCCGTCCGGCGCACCGTTCGCCGACGCGATCACGCAGCCTCGCAGCGCCTCAGTGCGCCGCTTCCTCTCCTCCGTAGGCCCCATAGTAGCCATGCAAAACACCCCTTTGTCGGGTAGTAGTTACCTGCTGCACCCATGATCTCACGGGCGCAGCAGGTAACAGGCCGGCGGTCAGCGGGCGGCGCCGAGACTGATCACCCGGAACCTGGTGCCCGGGTACACACCGCCGTCGTAATGCCAGAACGGATCCGCCCCATACGACCCGCACGTGCTGTACGCGGCCGTGTGCGTGCCCGCCGGCACCTCCTGCTTCCACGACAGATGGTGGGTCATGAACGTCCGGTTGTACTGGATCTCCGTCTGCCACAGGCCCGCGTTGTCCAGGATGAACCCGAAGTAGTAGGAGCCGTTCGCCTTGTCCTTGTCGGCCTCGGACGCGAAATCGGAGTGGACGATGCTGACGCACACGTCGAGGCTGAACTCCAGGAGACTGCGGATCGGCAGATTGAAGCCGGTCTCCGCCCAGCGGCGTGTCGTATGGTCGGACGTCGAACGGCCACGACCGTTGGACGCGTCGGTCTTGTCGACCAGCACGTCGCAGAACCCGGCCACGGGCTGCAGCACGTACTGGTTGCCGGACCTGGTCCCGTCCGCCGAGTACAGGACGCCGGCGATCAGGAACATGGCGGGGTGCGCGGTCGACACGACACCGGCAGGCGCCTGCGACAGACGGGCCTGCGCCTCGGCCTGTGACGCGCACCGGATGAACGTGCCCACACTGTCCGCATAGTCGCCCCACGCAGACAGAATCGGGTCGGAAGCGGTCGGGACCTTCGCCCCATCCCAGCGGGTGGTACTCATGACTCCATCCTACTCAGTTCGTGATATACATGGCCGACAGGCGGAAGCGTCTGTAGATCAGGTTCCCCAGGGCGCCGTCATTGGGCTGCGGCGACTTGATCGCGAACCTCCACGCCAGCAAGTCAGACGTCCGCATCTGCAGCATCCCCGCGCAAGACACAGCGATCTCCGTCGCCCCGGGCTCCACCATGGCGGTGCCGCCAATCGCCAGCTTCCAGTTGTACGACGGCGACAGCTGCAGGGAGGCGGTCACCCATTTGGACGCGTAAGTGTTGTCAACATAGGCTGTCGCCGCCACCCAGTACAGGCCGTTGTAGTAGGTATGAGGGATCCCCTGGGCGTCCGTGTAGAAATCCTGGGCGTCGATCTGCAACCACGTCCTGGGGTTGTCAAGCTTCCCCGGCCACCATTCCCAGTTTATCCAGGACAGATGGCGCACCTGGTCGGACGTGCCAATGAAGTGCGGCGGCATCACTAGCGTGCGCAGCGGCTTCTGGTACTCGAGAGACTCCGACTGCGAGGCGTACAGGCCGCCGACAGACATGGTCAGCCGGTTCGACAGATTCGTAGACACGTTCACCCGACGAAGAGTCAGCGAACCGTTAGACATCTCTACTGCTGTCGTATCGAAGCCTCGCCGGTACGACAACTTCATGTTCTTGATGTATATGTTCGTGGGTGAGTACAGAGGGAAGATCCGGAGGAAGTACTCGCGGCTGCCGCTCCGCTCGGCCGGCCACTGTCCCAGGAAGATGTGCTGGTACCCCTGCAACGACCGGTCTTTAGACTTAAATCTCCCGTCACGCAGCAGGTTGAACTGCAGCTCCGTGCTGCCGGTGGGCTTGCCTGAGTCGTCCCCGTGGTACGCCTGGAACGACAACACGGGGTCGAACACGTTCCCTGACGGCAGGGTGAAGTTAATCTCCCAGCAGGCGCCGTATGAGAAGTCCAGGTCCGACTTGAACCTCCCGTGCACCTCCCGCGGCGTCGCGGACTCGATCGTGCATTTGCCGTCACTGTCCGTGCTGTACTGGTTAACCCACGTCAACGACAGGTCGACCCACTGGTCGACCCACTCGGCGACGTTCCCATCAGACGCGTTCCATCCGGAGTGCTCCTTGTTGATCGAGTCGGCCGACTCCAGGAACGTAGACAGGGACGCGCCAACGATCTGCGACCCCCAAATCTTGTTGCCCTTCAGTTCGCCAACGACCGCGGAACCGGTAATGGTCGCTTTACCGGCGGTCAGCATGTCCGTGGTAACGCTGGCGAACGCGGCCAGCTTCGCCCACAGTTCCTTGCTCGCGTAGATCGCATCCGACGTAACACTGCCGGGCGCCAGCTTCGTAGCCCCAACAGCCTCCGTCAGCGACACGAACGCAACTTCGGCCCGACAGCCTGCCGTCGCGGACAGCTGGAACATGGTCGACGCGACACCAGCATCCGGCGTCCACGACCACTCCTCAGTGCGCCAGCCGTAATCGTTGGCCTTGTACACGGGCCGGCAGATTTCCTTCGCCGCCGCAGTCGCTACAAGCGTGCCGGAGTTGCCGGAGTTGTACCGGTACGTCATCCGCAGGACCCATCGCTTCCCCGCGGGGAACGTGATCTTCTGCGTCGCCTGCGCCCACGTCTGCGCGCCGGCTGGGTTGATGAACCGGACGCCAGTCACCAGCGCCCCCGGCGCGCCGGACACGGCGGCCGCCAGCGTGACCGACTTTGCGTCCGACACCGTCCACACGGACGACGGCGAAGACGCGAACAGCGGCTCCCGCACCATGTTCTCCGGGTCCACCGACACGGAATGCGCGGCCACAGCCCCGAGGAACGCGGAGTCAGACGTGATCACATCGATCACGGCCTGCGGCATCTTCGCCCCGCCGGTCACCATCAGCTTCGACACCGACAGGCCGCCGATCTTCGCGTCGGTGATGGACGCGTCAGCGATCTGCGCGGAACCGATCGCGGCGTCACCGATCTGCGCGGAACCAATGGCCTTGTCGCCGATGAAGTTCGTGCCGGCCTGCGACAGCCGCCACACGGCGCCGTTCCACACGAACGCCTGGCCGAGCTTCCCGTCGGCGCCCTGCACCCACCACAACGAACCGGCGGACTTGCCCTGCCCGTCGGCAGGCAGCGGGGCGCGGGCAGCGATCGTCACTTTCCCGTCCAGAGATGACATCCTCGCGGAAGCCTGGTCGGCGGCGTTACGAGCGCCGAGCGCGTCCGCCGTCGCCTTGTCGGCTTTCTCAGCGGCGCCCTGTGCGGCCGCGGCGGCGCCGTCAGCCTTCTGCTTCGCAGCCAGGACGTCGGCCGCGGACGCGTCCTGCTTCGCTTTCAACGCCGAGTAGTCGGCCTGCGCTTTCTGCGCGTCGGCCTGCGCGGCCTTCGCTGCGGCCTGCGCCCCGTCGGCGGTCGCCTTCACGGCGGAAGCGTTCGCATCGGCTTTCTTCGCCGCCGTGTCAGCATCGGCGGCCTTCTGCGCGGCAGTAGCGGCAGCCGATGCGGCGTCCTGCGCCTTCGTGTCCGCCTGCCCGGCGAGAGTCCGCGCGGCCTGCGCCAGAGACTTCGCCTCCTCGGCGAGCGCCACAGCCTTCGCGTTATCGCCGGAGTTCTTGATCGCATCCTCAGCGCGCTTCGCCGTCTCTGCGGCCTGCTGGGCGGTGGTCTTCGCGGCGTCCGCCACCGCGGCCGCATCCTTCGCCGCCTTGTCCGCGGCAGTGATACGCCCGTCCAGACCCTTCACAGAGTCCTGCACGGTGCCAACCGAAGCCGCTGCGGCTTCCGCCTTCGCTCTAGCCGTCTGTGCGTCGCGCGCCGCGGCGGCGGCATCCTTCGCGGCGTTGTCCGCGCGGGTCTTCACTTCTGCGGCAGCTTTCTTCGCGTCAACCGCGTCGTTCATGGCGTCCGCGATCTCCTTGCCGGCAGGGCCGAGACGCTCGATCTGCGTGCGCTCGTCCCCGGGCTCATCCTGCCCGTCTGTGATCGCCAGGAGGGTGCCGTCAGGGTGCAGGCGGACAGTGACCATGGCCCCCTGCCACGTGTACAGGCCGGGCGTTTCACCGGCCACGTACGTTTCCGGCTTGTCGTACGGCATGCCGACACGCACCCACCCAGCCGGCAAGGTCGGATCGGTCTTCGACGTGTCAACCACGCGGCCTTTCACCCAACGTATCGTCGTGTCACGACGCTGGGACGCCTGACTGCCCTCACGGAGCGCCAGGTACAGACTGCTATCACTCATGCGGTCTCCTCCCCTACAGGTGGCGGCGAGCCTCCCGCCCGATCACCGTCATCGTGCGAGACACGTCAGACAGTGAACACGAGTAGCTCGTGACAATGATAGCAATCCACTCGCCCTCCTTGACCTCGAAGGCGAGCAGGTCGCCGATCTCGATGCGAGGGTCGAACGCCATCTCCACTTTCCATGACGGCAGCCGGTCGCGGGCGTGGAACGCGTCGGCGTTCGCCTGCTCCACCATCTTCGACCACGACTTATCCGACGACAGGTCCGTGACCTTCGTCACCCGGCCGTAGTGCTTCGGATCGTACGGGGCGCCGTAATACTGCATGCCGATGTGGAAGTCGTACGTGTAGTTCGACTTCCACCCAGTCGTCTTCCCCTTGTCATCGACTTCACGCTCCCAGCCGGGCCACAGGTTATGCCGCCACTGCCAGGCCGTATCCTTCGCGTTCTGGTACAGTTCATCCTTCTGCCCCCACGCCGACGTCGTGGGCTTGCTCTCCCACAACAGGTTCAGGGCCTCGTCCACCTCGGTGTCATGGTCCGACCGTTTGATCGCGTCAGCCCATGACTTGTTCCCGGACAACGAGTACGACTTCGTGCCGTCCCCTTTCGCGTTGATCTCGATCATGTTCGGCAGCCGGCCGGACGGATCCTCCGTCCGCTGCGCGTCCACGAGCAGCCCGGACGCCAACGGGTACGTCTCGTCAGGCGTCTGCCAGTCCGCCCGTCGCGCGTACGCCTCGATCTTCCCGCCATACCCCATGCGCACGTCAGCGCCGCACGAGTCCGCCAACATGATCACCGACGCCAGCCGGTTCGGCGGCATCTGCAAGGACGCCATCGGAGCGGCGTTGCGCACCTTCGGGTCCACCCAGACGTACGTGTGCTCCGGGACCGGGTTCAGGCGGCGCATCTCCGACAGGAGCGTGCCGCCCAGCCACGGCGAATGAGGGAACGGCAGCGGGTTCTCCTCCAGATCGAGGAGCATGTCCTTGGCCTGCACGGTCGCCTCCTCCGGGTTCGCCGGAGAGTCCGTGATCCGGAAATGCCCGAACGGCACATCCCACCCCTCACCCTCGCGCGGGCGGATCTCCAGGACGGGGCACAGCTCCTGCCCGTAGTTCGCCAGCGGATCCGTCGGGTCCTTCGCCGCCAGCTGGCGGGGCGCGTTCAACGTCAGCCGCGCAGGCGCGGACGGGTTCGAGTCCGCCTTCGTGCCGAGCTTCCCCCAGTCCAGCTGCACGTTGTACACGGGCAGATCCCGCCACTCGATCTTCCCGCCGTAGCGGACGTCGACGCGGACACGCCACCTGGCCGGCCGGGCCATGTCGAACAGGCTGGGGCCGGGCCTCATGACGGCATCCCCGCCACGTAGCGGCACACGTCGTTGTACGTGCGCGCGGTGATGTCCGGAACGTCGGACAAGGACAGGTCTGCGATGCCGACCTCGGCGAACTCCACCGTCGGCAGCGGAGCCCCGTCGAGCAGCAGGCACGGGGCGATCCAGTCCGCGCCGGCCTGGATCGTGGTCGTCGTTTTCATGAGCACCCACCTGTTCGCGTCCGGTTTGCCGCGCGCCTGCTGGTCCGGGTGATCGAAGGACCGTTTCGTGGAGTTCGGACCGTTGCCGTTCGACAGCCACAGGCCGACACTGACGTTCGACAGGTCCGGGTCGCTGCCGATGCGTCGCACATAGGCTGACACCTCCACAGTGTGGCCGACCGGCACCTGTCGGAAACTGGACGTGCCCGCCGTCGGGGTGACAGTACGGACGCCACCGCCGCGGGTCGGCCGGCCGTGCGGCGACCAGTTCTCCGAGATGTCACCGCCGAGCAGCTTGTCATCCTCCGGGTGCGTGGTGCCGCCCCACAGGTACGTGACGTTCCGCTTAATGTCACCGGCCGCGAGCTTCGCCTCCCAGTCCAGCCATTCCCCCCAGGTGACGCACGGCGCCCACGAACCCATCCGGGTGCCGTACATGCCGAGCCACTGCTCGGTGTGGCGGACCATTTCGGACGGGCGCTCGGTGACGGACAGCTCCCACTGGACAGTGCCGGCGACACGCGACTCGGTCTGCTGCGCGGTCGCCTTCTGCACGGCGACCACACGGATCGGACGGACAGTGCACGACGGGATGGTGCAGGCGTCGCCGTCATGCGCGACGACCAGGTACCCGGGGCGCTGCGTCAAAGCACGGAGCGTCTCGTAGTCCTTCTTGCCTTTCGTCCTGTACGTGATCGTGTACGACAGCGGCTCCGCGGACTGTCCCCACCGGTCGAGCGTGCCCGCCGACGTGGACAAGGTCGTCAGACCGGCGGAGAAGGTTTCCTCGTTCGCCTCGACGATATGCCCCTTAACGGCGACATGGCCGGTCTCATCGGAGATGATGTCCGCGCCGATAGAAGTGCGAGTCGCGGTCGTGTCGGCCGCACCGACCTGCGTGTACGTGGTTTCCTCGCCGATCGGCGCCAGCGGGTCGCTGATGCATTCCGAGTCGGTCGGATGCCAGATCAGCACCCGGCTGTCGTCGGACTTCACGTACACGGGGATCGCCGCAGCGCCCTCGGGGGACGGGTTCGGCTGCAGTGACAGCATCCCCGTGTGTTGCGCTGTGAAAGCTTTCATTGTTGCCATGCGGTCATCTTCCCATCATCCGGTTCGCGGTGACGATCCGCCCGTCAGCGACGGACTTCATCCTGGTAGTCAGGGTAGTCTGCCCGTCCACGGTGAGTTCCAGGTTCATGCCGTCCATGGCTTTGCGGAGTTGTTTCACAGACACGGATCCGGAGCCTGCGATGGTCGGGGCGGTAGCGCCAGCAGCCCCGCCGTCAGCGAAACGCCTCGCGTCCATGTACTGACGGATCTCGCCGTCACGGATCATCTTCCGCAGCCGGTACACGGCGTCCTGCCCGCCCGCCGCAGCGACCTCGGCGGCGGTGAGGACGTGCTCGCCGTTGGACAGCCACGCCGGAATCCAGTCATCCTTCGGGCCGCCGGGGCCGTGCACGGCGCCCGCGTTCGCGTACCCCCGGATCGGGGTGATCGGCCCGCCCTCAGAACGAAGCCAGGACCCCTTCGGCACGTGATCGCCGATCCAATGACCGACGGACGTGAAGATCTGCTTGATCCGAGTGGTGATCGAGATCTCCTTGTCGTGGAGCTGGTCGATGTTGTACTTGACAGTGCGCACCTTGCCGCTGGCCTGGTCGTTACCGGAGATCGTCACGGTCCCGGTGGTGTTGTCGATCTCCGTGTGAACGGAGTCCTTCTCCCACCGAGCGCCCGTAGCGTCACCGAGGATGGACACAGTGCCATCACTGTTGTCGATCGTCTGCACAGTCTCCTGCAGGCCGGCCAGCCCCTGGTCGTTGTCCGCGTCGATCTCAACCACGCCGGTCGTGCCGTTGATCGAGTCAGCCGTCACCGTCAACGTGTAGTCCGCCTGCGCGGCGTCACCGGAAATGGAGATCGTCCCCGTCATGCCATCGATCTCAGCGGTCGCGCCGTTAGCGGCCTCAGTCGCCTGCGACGTGTCAGCGGTAACCTCCGTGTTGATCTTCTCCGGGATCAGCCCGTACTTATCGGCGAGCTCGACCGCTTCTTCTTCCGTGAGACCCATGGACTCCGCCGCTGAAATGAACGCGTCCCTGCCGGTCTGCATCTTCTCCTGCAGCTCATCCTGCCCGGCACCGGCCGCCTGCGCGGCCTGCACCTGCGCGAACGTGGCGGACGCCAAGTCGTTCAGAGCGGATTGGTTCTTCCGCCCCGCCTCCGTGGTGATATCCAACGTGGCGCCGTTCTCCTTGACGGCGTCATTGACGTTCTTCAACGCCTCCTGGAACTTGATGTCCGCGTTCGAGTTCGCGATGACGGTGTCGCCGTACGTCTTGATGCCCTTGATGACCTCTTCGATGGACGGCACGATCTGGTCGGTGCCCTCCTTGGCTTTGCGGATGGCGGCGTCCAGCTGGGACGTACCTCCGGCAGCGGCCTGCGCGTTCGGGTCGATCTGCCCCAATGCGATAGCGAGACGAGTGTTGTCGTCCGCGGTCAACCCCATCTGTTTCGCGACCTCGTTCAAGTGCGCCTTGAAATCGGGCATGGAGTTGATCAGGTCGATCATGCTCTTGTTCGTGCCGTTCGTCATCTCCGACGACAGTTTCTTGAACTGCGCGACGGCCTCGTCAGTCGACATGCCGGACAGGGCCTTGCCCGTCGTTTCGAGGGCGTCCTTCGTGCGCTGCAGGTCGGAGCGGGTGTCCGCGCCGAACGCGCCGGCGATCCCATCAGCGAAGCCGGCCAGATGCTGCTGCACGGACGACCACACGGACGGGCGACTGATGTCCGCCAGGGCCTGCGAGTACTCCTGCAGCGAGTACTTGCCCCGGTCGAAGTCCAGGTTGTTCAGAACGGAGCCGCCATGGGAGAGCGCCGACGACATCTCATCCACAGACACACCAGTACGGCGCACTTCGTCGCCGTAGTGCTTCACGCCTTCGATCAGGGCGGCAGTGATCATCATCCGCCCGGCCCGACCGAAGCCGGTCATCCCGGTAGCAACCTCACCCAGCTTCCCTTTCAGGCCGGCAGCCGTCCAGTTCAAAGTGTTCATCGCATCCTTGATCTCAACGATCTTCGGGGCCATCACCATGAGGCCGCCGACCGCTGTCAGCGCGGCCCCGCCGAACGCGGCGAAGTTGAAAATCATGGACTGGGTGCCGGAGCCGAGCTCGCCCAGCTTGTCCACCAGGGAAGTGATGTGCTGCACGACCGACCGGACCGGGGCCTGCGAAGACGACCCGATCTTAATCATGGCGGTCTCCCAGGACCCGCCGAGCTTCTCGATGTCGCCCTTCAAGTTGTCCTGCTTCAGGCGGGCGGTCTCGGCGGCGTAGCCGGCGTCATTGACCCTGTCGATCCACCCTTGGATGCCCTCCCCGCCTTCGTTGTAGAGGACGTTCGCGGCACGGATGGCGTCCGACCCGAAGATGGTCGACATCGCCGTGTTGCGCTCTTCCTCACCGAGGTCCTTCATTCCGCTGCGCAGCTGCTCGGCGACGGCGGTGATCCCGATGAAGTGCCCCTGGGCGTCATAAATATGAATACCCAGGTCATCCATCGCGTTCTTCGCGCTCTTGGAGGGGTTCTCCAGGCGCTGGAGCATCGTCTTGAACGACGTGCCAGCGTCCTGGCCGATCAGGCCGGCGGACGCGAACGCGGCGATGGAGCCGGTCGTCTCCTCGATGCTGAGGCCCGCCTGGCTGGCGACCAGGCCGGATTGCTTCAGGGCGTACGCCATGTCGTGGACGCCGCCCTGCGCCTTACCGGCACCCGCAGCCAGCAGGTCGGCGACATGAGTCACCTTGTCCCCGGACAAGTTGAACTGCACCATGGCTGTGGCCGCCGTCTCGGCCGCCTCGGACACGCTGATCTCACCGGCTGCGGCCAGGTCCAGTGCGCCGGACAGGCCGCCGGCGAGGATGTCCTTCGTGGACACGCCGGCCTTAGCGAGCTCCTCAATGCCGGACGCCGCCTCAGTCGCCGAGAACGCGGTGTCCGCGCCGGCCTGGATCGCGGCCTCCCGCAGCTGCGACATCTCCTCCGACGAGGAGTGCGTGGCCGCCTGCACGGACGACATGCTGGCGTCGAAGTTCGCGGCCATGTTGCCGGCGATACCGGCGATGCCGAGGAGGCCCGCACCCGCACCGGCCACGGTCGTGCCGAGCGTCGTCCAGGCCGCACCGTTCTGCCGGGCCGAGTCGGCGAGGCCAGCGAGCCCGGTCCTGCCGGTCTCGCTGGCGTTCCCCATCTTCTGGCCGGCGCCCTCCGCGGCACCGCCGGCCTCCTGCATGGCCGTCGCAGCAGCTTTCGTGGAGTCGGACGCCTGCTGCATCCCTTGCTTCACGCCGGACGCGTCGGCGGTGAGCTTGACGACTACCGTTCTGTCGGCCACGGGAACCTCCTACCTAATCCGCCGGCAATTCTACCCGGGCGTCAGCCACGTACAGCATGGACCCGAGCTTCGGAGGGTAGCGGAGCGACCCGTCCTTATTGCGCTCGGAGTGCTCGTTCTCCCACTGCTCCCTGGCCGCTTTCGCATAGCACACTTCCTCGCGGGCTTCGAACCAGCCGTCCATACCCTCGTCCCAAGCGACGTCTCGAGGGTACCCGCACCCGCACGGGCACAGGCCGTCCTCCCACATCGAGTACGCGGACGCGAGAATGTAATCCTCTTCCAGCCACTCGTCAGAGTGACGGAGAAGCCCCGTGGGCGGCTTCCCCCAGGCGAGCGCATGCTTCACCTGGGAGGCGATCCATCGTCCTGCGGGGCCGTTCAGGACGCGGACGAGAAAGGGGCGGTGATGGTCGGCTCGGCGACATCCACGATACGGATCGTCTTCGAAAGCTTCTCCACCTGAGCGGGAGACGCGTCGTACAGGCGGGCGATGTCGGCTTCGGTGACACCGGTCGGCTCCACGATGTGAGCAGCAATGAACGCGCACTCCATTTCGTGGGTGATGTTCTCACCGTCAGCGCCGTACTGCTCGCGCAGTTCGTCGACGAGGCGCTTCTGCGCATGCACGGACAGGGTCTGCACGACGAACTCGACCCCGGACTCCTTCAGCTCGGCCAGGGTCGCGTTCGCCTCGCCCAGGAGCTCCTTCTTCCTGTCGTCGGAGAGCCCGGGCAGGCGGGCCTCCTCGTCGAGACGGTCGATCACGGCGAGCAGATCGGTGCGGCCATACAGGACGCACGCCTTCCGCGTCGGCTGGAAGCCCGCAACCCAGGAAGCCAGGTCGAACTTCTCTGGCGTGTCGCCGCCGTTCGTGGCGTCGGTCGGGTTCGTATCGGTGATGGCGGACGTGTCAGTCATGTCGTGCCCCTCAGCGCGGTCTACTGCGGTCACATGGAAGGGCCCCGCGACGGGAGACCGCACGCCCGTCGCGGGACCCTTGAGGCCAGTCTACCGTCAGGCGCCGACCTTGTAGTGGAAGCCGCTAGAAGCGCCCTTCGCGTTCGTGACGATGAAGTTGCCGGTCTGGACTCCGTCCGGGAGGACAGCGACGATCACAGTCGGGGAGGCGACCGTGTACAACGTGACAGGGGTGGTCTTCCCGCCGGCCGTGCAGGTAACGGACGACACGCCGATGAAGTTGGAGCCGGAGATCGTGACCATGTCACCGGCCTTCTTGTTCGTAGGGTCGATCGACGAGATGACCGGGGCCGCCGTAGCACCGCCGCCGAGGACGATGCTGTTCTCCAGGGCATCCGAAATGAACAGCGTGATGGTGCGCTTCGTGTACGTGGTCCGGTCGTCCGGCTTCTGCGGCTGGCCGGGGGCGATGTGGTACCAGTCGACACGGTCGCCGGCGGCGAACGGCGCGGTCGGCAGCTTGCCCTCACGCTCGTAGATGTCGAACTCGCGGCCGGTCTGGGCCAGCAGCTCCCAGGCCTTGTTGTCACCACCGGAGGCGTACTGGCCGTTGTCGTCGAAGTACCAGTATACGGACATCTGGCCCTCATATTCGGCGGGGCCGGGGACGGTCCCCTTGCCCTGCGCCCCGAGGACGGGCTCCTCAACGGACGTGGAGCCCTTCGAGCCGAGCTTGTAGTCCGACTTCATGACGTACATCTCGAGACGCTGACCGGCGTTCAACTCGGCAACGGTCGGGTTCTTCGGGTCGACCGCCTTGTGGGCGGCGTCCAAGGCGACGACGGTGATGCGGCCGTCGGCCAGGGTGCGGACTGAGGTTCCCATGGGGTTTTCCTTTCTCCCGCGCTCTGGCGGGCGTACCAGACTTGGCTTCAGTATAAGTGTCGTAGGTCAGTTGATCCGGTTGACGGCCCTGATCTGCCACATGTCCACCGCGTAGAACGGGTGACCCTTCTCGGGCAAGTCGACTTGGTCGTCGCGGAACATGCCGGACGAGTACGACAGCTTCAGCGGCTCCACGTACTGGGCTCCGGTTTGCAGCTCGTATCCCTCGAGGGCGCCCCGCACGTCGTCGAGGACCCGCAGGAGCCTGTCGGCGGTCGCCGCGACCACGGTGAGGGGCTGCAGGTACGACAGTTCCCGCAGCCGCCCGTCGAGCGCCTCCCCGCTCCCCATGTTGACGGCGGGGAGCTTCACGAGGATGTACGGCATGGGAGGGCGAGGGACGGTGACTTCGCCGAGGTACACGGTGTACCGACAGCGTTCACGGCAGGCTCGTTCCGTCGCTTTCACGAACGGGGATACGCGTATCATTCGAGCTTCCTCACTATCTCGTCGAGCGTGTCGGCGATCTCCTGGGTGACTTTGTCATCCATGAAGTCCGCCGGGTGCGGAAGGCCGCCACCGCCACGGGATGTTCCCCAGATCGCGATGTTCGCGAGGGCGCCCTTCGGTTTGGTGGGGCCGAACTCCGCCTGGGTGACGCCGCCGGACGTTTTCGTGTCGTACGAGAACGTTTCCCCGACCTTAGCGATACCTTTGTTCGGGAAGCTTCTGTACGCGTCGCGGGCGCGTTGCTTCGCGCCGTCGAGGGCGTTCTGCACGCCGACCTTGACGGCGGCGGAGGCTTCTTCCGCGGACGCGAAGTCAGCGGACAGGGCCATCAGCTGGGATACGTCGACCGGCATTAGTCCGCCTCCGCGTCCACGAGCATTCGATTCGCCGTCCTGTGCGTCTGATTGATGAGGCCGCGGACGCGGAACGGGTACCGGTAGCCGGTCACCGTGACCACGTCCCCGACCGCAGCTTCGTACGGCGCGTCGTACGGGACGTGCAGTTCCGTCTGCTGCAGTTCGTACGTGTGACCGCCAGTGGTCGGGGCGGTGCCGTACGACGTCTGCTGCCGGAGCCGACACTTACCTTCGTAGACGCGTTCCATTGTCGGTTCGTCACGCTTCTGGTCGGGGTCCCAGTTCATGGCCCCGGTCGGCCTGTCGATCACGCACGTGTCCGTCATCAGCCAGTTCGCCCGCCGGCGGCGCATGTTCGGCCGAGCCATCAGCCGTTCTCCCGGATGTACTGCACCCAGCCGTCGTCATAGCCGACAGGCGGCCACACGGGGCGGGTCGTGCGCATGATCCCGATGCCCTTGGGGCGCCCGTCTTCCGCGTACAGCAGCAGCGACCGGCGCTCGGTGGGTGTCAGGTACAGGCCGTCCTCGGGGACGGGCCGGCCGCCGCCCATCCAGTCGTCGAGACGCTCGTAATTCCACGACTCCGGGTTCGTGTACGCCCGGCCGGCGCAGGACAGGACGATCTGCTGGACGCCATCCGGGACGTCGGCCGCAGTCCACGGGCGGGCGAGCCGCCCGGCCTCCTCGATGACGATCGTGGAGGCCCGACGGAGCAGCATCTTCGCCCTACTGACATCGGCCTCCTCGGTGATGGGCTCACCGAGCCACTCACTGAGGAGGCCGACCGGGGCGAGCGGTTCACTCGCCATGGCGGGTGTCAGCCGATCGTGACGGCGACCGCGCGCCGGGGGTCCATGACGGCGGCACCGAAGTAGGCGTCGAGCACTGAACGGTCCTCGGTGTGGTCGGGGTCGTAGTCGGCGATCTGACGGATAGCGAAACCGTCCTCGGCGTGGCTGGCGCCGAACGAAGCGCCGAGCGGCACGTCGGCGGCGCGCAGGGCCATGGTGAAGGCGTCCTTCTGGTAGGCGATGGCGCGGGCCTGCGGGAGGCGCGGGTCCTCGACGACGGTCAGGCCGAACAGCCGGCCGATGGTGGCCTCGTGCAGCATGTCGCCCTGGTCGGCGGAGAAGGCGGCGTTAGCGAGGTCCTTGTTCGCGTGGAGGATCTCGCCGACGGCCGGGCCGACAGCCAGGTAGCGGTTGTCGAACGGGACCTGACGGGCGTTGAGGACGCGGGTCAGGCGGGCGAGAACCTTGAACAGGTTGCTGCCGTCAGCATTCAGCTTCGTGGCCTTCGCGTCACCCACATCGACAGAGGTGCCGCCCGGGTCGGCATCCTGCGGAGCCTGAACGGTCTCCATCAGCCCTGCGATCTTGGCGGGCAGGATGTCGACGACAGCCTGAGCCTGAGGCTTGACGACCTCGTTCTCGAAATCCTGCAGGGTCCAGGTCTGCCAGTCGCTGGGCAGCCGAACCGCGGAGTAGATCTGCGTGTTGAGAATGACAGGCACGTACGCGCGGGTCAGGTCGTTGTAGGTGATCGCGGCGCGGTTGGCGCGCCGGTCGGCGGACAGCTCATTGGCGGCAGCCTTGACGGGGAGCGGCACGTTCACGGTGGTGCCGAAGCCGGCGGAGTAGGCGGCCTCAGCGTCACGGTTGATCGTGCGGGGGAGGACCGACAGGTAGCGGAGAGCCGCGACGGACGACTCGGCGACCTTTGCGGCCGGGGTTGTGAAGTTAGCCATTGGGTTTCCTTTCGGTGCTTAGTTGCGGAACAGCCTCGCACCGATGGTGGCGAGGTCGGGTCGGTCGTCCGGCTCCTGCCCGCGAGGGACGGGGTTCCGGTCTAGGGGGCTAGTGGGGGTGATGAGTGAGGCGAGCGTCTCGGCGGCAGCCCTGATTTCCTCGTCGTTGTCGCCGCGGAGGAACTGGCTGGCCTCCGGGGGGAGCCCGGCCTCAGCGGCGGCGTTCTGAGCGGCGACCTTCAGCTTCAGGGCGGCGAGCTCCTTCTCAGCGGCGTCGGCGCGAGCCTCCCAATCGACGGCGGGCTCGTCCGGGCCGGCCGGGGTGGAGTCGCCCTCGGCGGGGACGTCCGACTCGCTGTCGGCCGTGTCGGCGGACGGTGCTGACGTCGGGGTTGCGGGTTCGGCCTTGGCGGCCTTGGCGGCGTCGGCGGGCGAGGCGGCCTTGTCCGAACCGGACGGCTCGGGCTTCTCCTCCGTGTCCGCGGCGGCGCGGTCGGTCTGCGGGTTCGTAGCGTCACCTTCGTTGGCCGCCTCAGGGGCCGCCGCGGGCTTCGCAGCGTCCTCCTGGCCGGCCGGGACGGGCGACGCATCGCTGGTCTTCGTGTCGCCCTCCTCGGGGCGACCAGGGCGGTCAGCCATGCGGCCTCCTCTCATGGTTTCTGTGAGACGTTCACAGTGTATATCACTTGCCGGGGATTCCGTCGGTGAACAATCCGGGGTTCTGGCGGCGCATGTGTCCGAGGATTTCCCGGCGCCGGGCCTTGCCGTTGGTTGTGTCCTTGGTGGCTTCGGCGGCTTGGTCGTACGCGTCGGAGATGGCCTCCTCGTGGCTGGTGGCACCGGACCGCAGCCATTGTTTCGGGGTCTGATCGCTGATCTCGTACGTGCAGTCGCAGTGCGGGTGCGACAGGAAGGCGGCCGTCTCCGGCGTGTAGACGGGGCCGCGGGCGGCGAGCATGGAGCAGAACGCGCAGGTTTTCCCGACGATGACGCGGCGGGCGCGGAGCTTGGATTTCCGGGCGGACCGGATGACGGATAGCCGGTCCCGGTCCCGGGCGAGCTTCCCGGCGGCGATACCCATCCTCTTCCGGGCGAGGGCGAGCGCTTCCGCTTCGGATGCGCCGGCTCGGATGGCGACGCGACGGGTGACAGGGCCGGACAGGGTCATGACTTCGACTTCGCGGGCTTCCATCGCGTCTCCGACGAGGTCCTGGGCGATGTGCAGGCCGGACGCGGTCTGGTAGCGGGACAGGTAACGGCTCGTTTCGGCGTCGACCGCTCTGTCTGCGGCCGCCTGGCGGCGGAGCGCAGCGTCCATGAACGCTCTTTCCGCGACACTGCCGCCTCCGCGGAGCCGGTCGACGTCCTCCTGGGCGGCGTCGGCGATCGCTTGGGCGAGCGGAGTCATGGACCGCTGGTGGGACAGGGTGACCGCGGCGGCTCCCCACCGCATGTCAGGCCTTCAGCGGATTGTCGGTCCCGTCGCCCTGGTTCGGGGTGAGGGCTTGCGCGTACTGGGTGAGCGCGTCGGGGTGCTGGTCGGCCCACTTCCGCCATTCGTCGGCTTCCTGCGGCGACACGCCGGGGATCCGCTGCCACAGCAGCTCGGCGGGGACGCCGAGGGACTGGGTGAGCTTGCCGAGCGCGTCAGCGGCCTGGGACAGGGACCTGGCTTCCATGTCCCGCCAGTCGATGCGGAGGGAGTAGTCGGCGGCGAGGTCCCGGCGGCCGGCTTGTGCTTGGGCTAGGCGGAGCAGGGACGCGATGGAACGGCCGTAGGAGCGTTGGATGGCGTCCACATGTGTGCGTTCAGCGCTCTTGGCTTCAGCGAGGGCGTCGGCGGACAGGTTCACGAGTTGCGACCCGGACAGCGCCCACGAGGGGACGGACGCGAGCGCCGCAAGGGTGCCGAGGTCGGCCCGCTCCGCGTCCAGCAGCGAGGACATGGTCGTCTCGGGGAGAGAGCCGAACTGGACGCCTTCGCCGCCGGTGAGGATGTCGGCGTGCTCGAGGATGGCTTTCTGCCGTTCCGCTTCCTCGGGGGAGCCCGGGTCGGTGAGCCCGGTCGCAGTGCGAACGCGCCACGAGTTGTTGTGCTGGACGAGGAGGCGGTCGTTAACAGTCTTCACGTACCTGCGGGCTGCCGGGCGCAGCCGGTCGACGAGGCCCGGGCAGGCGCCCGCCAGGTCCTGGTAGGGGGCGAACCGGACGACGGGGCACACGCCGGCAGGGTGGGTGGCAGTGGTTTCGCCGGTCTTCGGATCGATGACGGACGTGTCGTCGATGTACATCCACGGGACGCCGGCGCCGTCCAGGAGCGCAGCTTCGGTGGGCCACTCCGCGGACGGGTCACCGCCCCAGCCGCAGGCGACACGGGATGACGGCAGTGGCAGCAGTCGCGGCTGCGGCCGGCCGGGCAGGACGATCACGTATGCGACACCGTCGATGAGGGATTCCCGGTACAGGGCGGTTTGCTTCGTGGGAAGGCCGGCGTATTCCCACGGCTCCCACATGGTGTGCAAATTGTCGGTGTCATCCTCGGGGTCGCCGGTGAGCCCGGAGCGGGACACGCCGTCGCACAGCAGCTGCCGGGCGAGCGTGTCCACGAGCAGGCCGAGTGTCGGGCCGAGGGACAGCTGTCGGAGCCGCCGCCGTTCCTCGTTTTTGGTGCCGCCGTCTATGTCGGCGAGACCGAGCATCCGGCCGTGAGGGTCGGCGAGCGGGGCAACATCTTCACGGCGCTGCCTGGTCCAGGCGAGTTCTTCCGCATGGTTGCTGACGAGTCGGTCCCACGGCCCAGGGACTGTTGTCTTACCGATGTTCACCATATCTTCCCTCGCGATCGGTTGCGGCGCCCGTTGCGGTATACAGCCCTCATCATACGTGCCGCGATCAGGCAGACGGCGAGGTCGATCTTCCGCCGGGACTCACGGTGGTCTTTGCTGATGGAGACACCCCATTTCGTGGGGTAGCGGACCGCGTGGAGCGCGTGCGCGCGGAGCCTGGGATCCCCGTCGTGGACGAACTGACGGGCGTCTATCTCGGACGTGAGCGCCTGTGCGGCGTACACGAACTGTTTGTGATGTTTCGGGTCGGACATGTCCCAGTTGACCGCGTGCTGCGGTGACGCCTTCAGGGGCAGGCGGCGCCCGTAGTCCTGGTGCCAGCCGTCCACGATTCCGTCCCAGAACCGCTCCATGGTGACGTCGTCCAGGGCGTGGGACGGGTCCGCCCACAGGCCGATGACGTTGTGGTGCTCGACGAAGTCGCGCACCTCGGCGTCGACTCGTTCCCGAGGCGCGACCCAGCCGTGAGCGCGCGCGTCCGGCGGACGCTGCCACAGACCAACCACGAACGGCGCGCCGTCCGATACGCGCACGGCCACGCAGGCGGTGGCGTCGTCCGATTTGCCGCCATCGAAGAACACGGCGACCTCGTCGCCCGGGTCGAGTTCGGGCAGATCCTTGTCGAGGCACGCGTCCCAGTCGGACCGTTCCAGCCAGGCCGTGTCGGCGGCGACAACCTGGTTGTACCACTTCCGCCGGGACTCGGAGGGCGGCGTGGACGGGTCCATGATGTCCTGGATGATGCGGTCCGGGACGAGCCAGGTGGCGTCTCCGCGGACCGCTTCAACGACTTCCGGGGCGGATTCGTAGGTGAGCTGGGCGGTGGCGTCAGCTTCGAGGGAGTCGTAGAGGATGCCGGCTTCGGCGTCTCGTCCCTGCTCGTGCGCTTCGCGGACGGCCAGGCCGACTGATTCGATGCCGGAGCGGGCCGCGTTGCACAAGTGCAGGACGCGGGCCTGGCGTTCCACCGGGGATTTGGCGGCGTCTCCGCGGACAACCCCCATCATGGCGATGCCGTTGTTGGACGCGGTCCAGTTCTGCGTCTCGGTGCACACGGTGAGGGTGGCGCGGGCGCCCTCCGCGGCGGCCGGGTTCGATGTGATCGGCACGATGACGCCGGCGGACCCGTCCCGGTGGGATACGCCGCCCGCGCCGACATGGAGGGCGTAGTGGTCGCGGGTCTCCTGCGGCAGGAGCGCCGGCATGTTCCCCATCGTGGTGCGGGTCTGTTCCTGGGACACGGCGAGAAGACGGATCCACGGGTCGGCTTCCGGCCGGCCGTACCAGGTGTCGCCGCCGTCGTCCGTGGCCGGCACGGACGGCCCGCACAGTGCGATCAGCGCGACCACGGCGGCGAGCGGGTCCTTCCCCCATCCTTTGCAGCGCTGCAGGACGACTGTGGGCGCGCAGAACACGCCGGACGCGTCGATCGCGTAGTACCAGGCGAGGAAACGCGCCTGCTCGGCGGTGAACCGCCACGGGCCGCCGTCCGGGCCCCGGAGCCACTGCGACGCCCACACCATCGCGTCGAGGGCGATAGTCCGCTCAGGGAGCTCCCAGTGCCCGTTCCGGCGGGACCAGACGGGGCCGACAATGTCGACGGGCGCCCCTTCGGGCAGTGGGGTGCCGCCGGCAAGAAGACGCCGGTAGTAGCCGCGGATCGCCTGCCGTTCGATCTCGTCGTCCGACACGACCGGGGCCTGCCGGGCGCGCGCCATTACTGGGCCTCGCCCCAGCGGGCCACGGCGGCCAGGCGCGCGTGCCGGGTGCGGGCGTCCTGGGCGCGGCCCTCAGCGTCCGCGTCGGGAAGATTCAGCCTGGAGAGCAGCTGCGACATGGCTACCCGGTGCTGGCGGACCTCGCCGAGCAGAGGATGGGCGCGGACCTGTCCCGTGGACCCGGGGGTGAGCAGGTCGGAGCCGAGCTCCCGTTCGATCCGGTCCACCAGAGACGCCTCACGGCACGCATCCTCAAGGATGCGCAGCTCGTCCGGTCTGAGGTCCCACTTCGATGTGACGCCGTCCCACAGGGCGCGCGCTGACTTGCTGAGCCGTGCCGGCGGTTTGCGGTCTGCCATCCGACGTCCTCTCCTGAATGCAACTGGCGGCCCGGGCCCTCACCGACCCGGGCCGCCAGCCCTGAACTACAACGCGCTCAGTGTATCACTTGGCGTGCTTGCCTTCGCCGGAGTCACGCAGGGTGACACCGCCGGGAGTGACAATGCCCGCCCAGTCGAGGATCGAAATGCCGCTGATCTTCACGCTCTTCAGGATGTTGAAAGCCCCGAGAACAAGGCCGGCAACGCTCAGAAGCTGGGTCACAGCCGCCTCGGCGGTCGCCGGGTAGGCGCCCGCGAACCACGTGCCCGCAGCGATCAGAACAACCGCGCCCAGGGTCAGGGCGCGGCGCTTGCCCGCAGTCCAGTACGGCTTGTCCAGGGCCGCCTGAACGAAAGGCCACGCGACGGCGGCCACAGCGGTCAGGGTCGCACTCTGCTCAGCAGTCAGGTTCATCTTTCTCCTCCGTTGTTTCTTGACGGCCTTCCAGCCGCCCGACCCAGTACGCGCCCAGGATCGCCGCAGCGGCGAACCAGTGGGCTGCGCACGGGACGATATGGGGGGGTCACTTCGCAGTGTCGGGCCGCTCAACGTCGGCGGGCTTCACAGCGGTGCGGATGTCGTTGACGGCACCGTAGATCGCGCCCGCGGACTTGACGCCCTCCTGGCCGGGGGTCAGCGCGTCGAGGACCTTGTCGACCGCAGCATGGATCGCCCTGGTCTCCTCGTAGCCCGCCTTCGCGTACCAGTTCATGTCGCCGGCGAAGTGATCACCGGCCTGCCCGGACCTGAACAGGTCCCTGATCTCCCTGAGAAGGTCAACACCTTCAGCCATTTCCCATGCCTCCTGTCCTGCGCCGTCGGGGCGCCCGTAGTTGTACCACGACCTGCACCGGTCGCTGAAGGGTTCGCCGTACGCCTCGTAGGCGCCGTACGCGCTACCCGAATTGTAGCGGGACCCGACGCGCTTCAGGTCCTCGTAGGAGTCGCCTTCAGCGTTGATGAGGTCCCGGATGATGCCGCAACCGATCTCGGCGGACTTCTCAGGGTCCCACCAGGCCCGGTCGGGGTCGTTGAAGAAGTAGCCGGGGTACGTCACCTGAAGCGGCCCGACCCCGTTGGACGTGGCACCGGCGCTGATCTGCGCATAGAAATCCCGGAACTTCGCTTCGGTGACCTCACCGCCGCCGCAGTAGGCGCCGCCGGCATCGTGGCCGAAGATATTCGCACCGTACTCGCCGGTCTCCATCCACAGGGCCGCGAGCGCAGCCCACCAGGGGCAGCCGACGTTGTCCGCGGCTCGGAGGACGGCCTGCTGCACGTACGACAGCTCGTACCCGTCGTGGGACGCGCGGGACTGCTCCTGCACCCGGGGGGCGGGAGCCGCGGTGCCGCCGAGATAGCGGAGGCAGTGCGTCCACCGGGCGGTCTGCGTGTACAGGTGCCCCTCGTAGGACACGCACCGGCATTCGGAGCCGGTCTGGTCGCCGATGTAGCCGTCGATGGACCCGTCCTCGGCGATCCACGCTTCGGACAGGCCGTTCTTGGTGACCATGGCGACGTGGCCGGCGCCGCCAGAAGCCGCTTCAGAGAGGATCAGGTCGCCGACCTGGAGGCCGCCGTCGGGGTAGAGGCTGCTGTCGTCCCAGTGGACGTCTTCGAAGCCCCGGCTGACGGCGTAGCCGCGGATGTTGCCGGTGTACGTGTCTCTGGGGAACATGACTGACGAGTCCCAGGGTTCGCCGTCGCCGTGGAAGGCGAAGTTCCACGCCGCCGCGACGCCGGCGGAGCAGTCCATGTTGGCGTCCGCGGTGAGCCAGCCGAGGTCGGTGGATCGCTCGTACGCCATCCATCGGTCGGGCTGCGAGTAGCCGACGCTGTAGTCACCTCCTTGGGGTTTCCCGGGGCCGCAGGTGGCCCAGTACTCCATCTGGGCTGCGGCGGTTGCGGGTGATGCTGACATCTGCCCTCCTGTCTGTTGCGCCCCCGTCGGGTCGGGGTGGTTGGTTCTAGGATAACGGGACGCCCCTGTGGCGGCGGTCACGGGGAAAACGTGTGGCGAGGGGCATCCAGGGGCGGAGTTGCTATCTCCCCCGGTCTTTCGTGTGCGGGGGCGGGGGAGTTACCGCCAGGGGTGTCGGTCGTTTTTTCGCAGCGGATTTTTGTTTCGCTTCAGATTTCACGTTCGACGTTCGCGTTCCGAATTGCGCTTGCTTTGTTTTGCTTTTCGTTTCGTTTCGTTTTCGTTTTGTTTTGTTGTTTGTCGCAAGGATGTTGTGGTGTCGGTCGTGTTCGCATGCGTGTCATGCGTGTGTGTATTGCGCGGACTTCTGCCGTGGTCTTGGAGGCGTGGCATGGGTGGCACAGGGGTTGCAGGTTGGTTGGAGTGTTTGAATCTCCTCGTTGGATGTGGTCGATGTCTGTGGCGCGTGTTGTGCAGTCGGTGTGGTGCCATCGGGGGCCGGCGTAGGGGGTGCCCTGGGGGCCGTCCGCCCAGTACCCTGCGCCCCACCCTGGTGTTGCGAGGCCTGCGCATTTTCCGCCTGTTGTTTGCAGTGTTTCTTTTCTGAGTTGGTTCCAGTTTTTTGGGAGTCGTGCGCGTCTGTTGCTGGTGGTCCATGGCATGTGCTCCATGGTAGTGGGTGGGCTGGGGGGGGTGGTGCGTGGGTCCTTTCTGGGTGGGGGGTGTTCTGGGTGGTGTTGGTGTTCGTTGGTTGTCCCCGGGGTGGGACTCCAGTCCTACCCTGTGTGCTGGGTCATGTGGGTAACCCTGTGGACAACCTTGTGGATTGGTTGTGGGTAACCTGTGGATAAGTGGTTGTGCATACAAGTAATCCACTGCACCCCGCGAGTTGCCCACAGGCTCCTGTGGGTTGCGGATGGTTGGGATTGCGGCAGAAGGTGGGGTTATCCACATATCCACAGGTGCCTACTATCTACTACCTAGATATCTCTTGTCCGGTGTCATAGCCCCAACGGGGTGCGCGCGAGGGAACGGGGCGCCCGGCCCTCCTGGGTACAAGGTCCCCGACTGTTGCAGGTGGTGCGGTGAGGGCATGGAGATGGACGGATCCCCCGGCATCCGCGTTGGTGCCGGGGGATCCTGGGTGTCAGCGGCGGTGGAAGCCGGGGCGGTTGCCGTGCTTGCGGGCCCAGCGGATGGGGCGCAGCGACGCGAGGCAGACGGCGGAGACGACCGTCCAGAGGAGGGCGGTGGAGATGTCGAGTTCCCCGGTGGTGAGGCCGGCGCACCAGAGGAGCGCGGCGTGGACGGCGGAGAGGACGCCGGCGATGGCGGCGGTGGCGTAGAGGGTGCGGGTCATTGCGGTCTCCTTATCGGTTGGTGCCGGTGTTCTCATGGTACCCATCCCGCCCGGGTGCACGGAGGCTGTGTAAGCGACGCTGACGGCCTAACGGACACCCCCCTGCACCCGAGTACCGGGTGAGGGGGGTTCGTCCGTCTGCGGGGCTGTCAGTGCCCTTGCGGGGCGGGTTCTGCGAGGACGGCCATGGCGGGCTGGCGGATGAGCTCCGCGTCGCCGGTCGCTCCGTGCCGGTTCTTGGCTATCGACACGGACAGTCGCGTCCTGTCGGGTGCGCCGCCGCGAACGGGCAGGGACAGGAGGGTGACGGTGTCCGCGTCCTGTTCGATGCTGCCCGACTCGCGGAGGTCGGCGAGCTTCGGGGCGAGGTCGTCTCTCATCTCGGAGGCGCGGGACAGCTGCGACAGGGCGAACACGGGGACGTCCAGCTCGAGAGCCAGCTCCTTCAGCGCCCTCGACTGGTAGGTGACCATCTCCCGCAGTGAGCTGCCGGGCGCGCCGCGGGACGGGGCGAGGAGCTGCATGTGGTCGATGACGATGGCGCCGAGCTTCTTCTTGTGGTGGAGGGTGCGCGCGAGGGCGGCGACCTGTTCGACGGACATGCCGGCTTTGTCGCTGATGTGGATGGGCAGGGCTGCGATCTGGGCCGCTGCCCGGTTGAGCGTGTCGGCGAGCCGGGTAGGTGCCGTCTCCTCCCTGGTCGTGTACTTCAGTGCGGCTCCCGTGGCTTGGGACAGGAGTCTGGGGAGCAGTTCGCGGGCCGGCATTTCCATGGACACGTAGAGGACGTGCCGGCCGTTGCGGGCGGCGCAGGCCGCGAGGTACAGGCCGTAGAGGGTTTTGCCGACCGCGGGGCGCGCGCCGACGACGTGGAGTCCGCCGTCGCGGTGCATGCCGATGATGTCGTTGACGGACGTCCAGGGGGTGCGGACGCCGGTGGCTTTCGCGGCCGTGTACCACTGGTCGACGAGGGACGGCATGGAGACGGTGTCTCCGTCGGGGGCGGTGCCGCCGATGTGGGACTGCGCCCAGGAGGCGACCTCGGCGGCGGTGGAGTCTCCTTGGAGGAGTTGCTCGGCGCGGGTGAGTACGTCATGTACGTCTCGTTTGGCGGAGGCCTCCTGAACGAGGCGGGCGTAATGGTCCGCGTCGGCGGGGTTCACGGACGCGTGCACGCAGTCGAGGATGTCCTCCCCGGTGGCCGGCTTCCGGACTTCGGCGAGGACGGACGCCGGGGTGGGGACTCTGCCCATCGCCCAGTGGTCGCGGATGATTCCCCAGAGGACTGCGTATCTGAGGTTGGCGATCATGTCCGGGGTGGTGGCCCAGGTGGTGTCGGTCTGCGCTTCGTTGCCCGCGAGAGCGGAGCCGATGAGGCATTGTTCAACGGTGGTGGCGGGTTCCATTCGTGTGTTCCTTTCGGAGTGGTTCAGTTGTTGGTCGCGTTGTCCCACATGGCTGCGATGTCGGCCATGAGTTCGGGGGTGGTTTCCGCGTTGACGAGTTCGGGGTTGTCGATGCGCGGATGGCCGAGGAGGTTGTCGGTGTCGGCGGGTTTCTGCGGCTGGTGGTTCTCCCAGTCGTGGTCTTCGAGCCAGCGTCGGGCGGTGCGGATGTACCGGGCGGGTGTTTCCCTGCGGCGGCATTGGTCCGCGTAGGCGCGTGCGCCGTCGGTGATTTCCTGGGCGGTGGCGTGCTGTCTGGCTTTCCGCCAGTCCCGGATGGTGGCTTTGGTGCCCGGGTAGGCCTGGTTGAATTCGGCTCGTTCCTGGGCTTCCTGCGCCTTCTGCGCCTGCTTCTCGGCTGCGGCTTCGTCGTGCTTGGCCCGGGCGCGGGCGATGTCGGCTTCGGTGACTCGGTCGGCGACGGGGGTGAGCGGCTTGTAGGCGCGCGGCGGTTCGGTGAGCCGGTCGTGGCCGGCGGCTCCTGCTGCTACGAGGCCGTCGTGGTTGAGGAGGGCGTCGAGGTGGATGGCGTATTCGTTGGTGTTGCCCGGGGTGCGGCGGGTTTCGATGATGCCGAGTTCGGTGAGGTGTGCGAGTGCTTTGCGTACTCCGCGGTCTGTGAGGTCCGCGCGTTGTGCGATGGCGGCTTGGGACGGGTAGATGCGCTCGCAGTTCCACCATGTGCAGAGCGCGGTGAGGGTGGCGGTGTCTCCGCCGGTGAGGTCGTGTCGTTTCCAGTAGGGGCGGATGTTGATGGCGCCGATGACTTGAGTGTTGTAGTACTCCATGGCTTCTCCTTGTTGTGTTGTCGGCTGGTTGGACGCCGTTGCGTTCTTCGGTTGGCGTTGGGGCCTGGGGAGCTTCGTGGCTCAACCCAGGCCCCGCGCTGACCTCTGGGGAACACAACAAAAACCATGAGGCCAGCTGTCAACCAACGAGTCCAACTGTACCAGGTGGGCGCGGGCTGGTTGCCGCCTCGTCCGCAGTCGTCCGCCTCCGGCGCCGGCGGGTGTCGGGCTCGGGCGCACCCCCCGCGGACCCCGGAACGGGGGGTAGGGGGGTGTTTATTCTCTTGGATAAGGTTTGTAGGAACTTTGTTCCGGGGTGGGTCCGGCACGTTGTTCCTCCCCGCCCACCCCACTACATCGTGACCGATGTCACGGCGACATGGGTTGACTGGCGTGTCGACACGCCGTAGATTGATCCCGTCAACTCAATCAACCCCTACCGAGGAGGAACCAAATGAACACCACCGCCCAGCTCCCCAGCCGGCTCGGCACCGCCCTGATCACCTGGGTCGCCACCCTCGGCATCGTCTGGGTCCTGGCCTCCGCCTTCGCCCTGGTCGCCGGTCGCGTCACGATGGTCGTCGTCCTCGGCTTCATCGTCGGCCTGCCGGTCGCCGTCCGAGCCACTCGGTCCAGCAACCGCAGGAAGGCCGCTCTCCGCGACGCTGCGGCCCTGACGGGCCCGGCCCGGTACCAGCCCCCGGCCGCGCGCTGAAAGCCCCGCAGAAGCGCTCCAGCGGCCTCAGAAAGGAACACCCCATGTACCTGTCAACCACCGCCCAGAACGACACCGCGACTCTCATCGCGAAGTGGGTCCGCGAGAACATGATCGGCCACAGCGCTGTCGCCACCGAGGTCGGCCGGGCCGGCTACCCCGATGCCGCCGTGGTCGCCATCGCCAAGGACGGCGAGACCACCTGCACCGCGAAGGTCGCCGTCCACCACAACCGCGTCGTGTACGTGTCGAAGCTCGGCGCCCACATCTCCTACCCGATCGCGTTCAGGGACGCCGGCCGTATCATCGGCGGCTTCCTCTCCCTCGAGGAGAACTGATGTTCTTCTCCCGCAAGAAGAATCCTTGGGCGATGGCCAACGACATCGCGAAGGAAATCGGCCGCAGGGGATTCCCCGCCGAGGCCAAGCCGGTCACCGTAATGTCCGCGATGGGCAACGCCCAGAAGTTCGCGATCGTGATTCCAGGACGCGGCGTCGCCGTCATAAACAACGACCTCAACATTGTTGTCGCCTCATCCAATAAGCCGCTCCCGCAGGCCCCGGTATTCGGATACGAGAACGCCGAAGCCGCCGCGGAAAACATCTTGAGAAGCCTCCCACTACCATGAACATTCCCCAGAACACCGCGATGAAAAACCGGCCCGAGTCCGCGAAAGCGGCAGCCGCCAGGTGGCGGAGACGGGTCGAGCGGGCCGAAATGGCCGACTGGAAATACGCCACCTACACCGATCCGGCCACCGGCCGCACCCAGACAATCAACATCCGTCACAGCTGAAAGGGATCACCGATGCAGATCTCCGACATCGAGGGCCTGCTCCGCTCCCACCTCCTTGAGGGGGAGACCATGGTCGAGGAGCCGTCCGACTACTTCGATGACCGCATGTACACCATCACCACGGCCGCGCTGCCAGTGCACGCGTACACCATCCGCGCGAGCGGCCTGTACGCCGTCGGCGCCGAAGGGGCCCTTGAGGTCTGGAGCCCCGAAGACGGCACGGCCGACCGTGCTATCGATGCGGTTCTCGGTCATGCGCGCCGCAACGGCGCGCCGCCACCGCCCCCCGATCCCGAGAAGGTTTTCGCCGACGCGATCGCCTACCTGCGTCCGCTCATGCGGGAAGGAGAAGCACTGTCGACGAGCACAGGCCGCAATGGGGACCTTGTGCTGACCGTCTCGGGCCCGGCCGGCAGCGGCTCTGTCCTCTGGAATACCGGACTCTTCCGCTATATCAGCCCTCTCGAGCCCGGGTATAACGACGTGGCGGACAGCGAGGAGGAGATTGAACGCCTCCTACGTCGCGCCCTTGACGAGGCCCGCAATCCGATCGACTTCGATAGCTTCCCTCACGGCAACCACTGAGCCGCCCCGCACGAAAGGAACCGCCAATGTCACCGCTGTCCCAAGCCCGTCTCCTCATGCCGCTCCTTGAAGCGATCCGCAGCCACCTCGCCGTCGGCGAGTACGCCGCCTTCCGGCGCACCACCCACGGATCCCCGTACATCGAGGCCCGCACCGAGCGCGGCAGCATGATCGCCGGCATCGACGAGGACGGCCTGTACGCGCTGGACGCCGCCGGCGGGCGCTACGTCTGCGACCCGAACGGCACGAAGGACGCCATCAGCAACGCGATCCGCAGGGCCCTCAACGACGCCCGCGAGGAGTGGGCATGATCGGCCGCTACGCCGCCGTCGCAGACAGGATCGCCATGGCCAAGGTCATCGCCGACGTCTGCCTCCGCGACCATCCGGGCCCGGACTTCCTCATCGAAGAGCCCATGGTCGACGGCGAAGCCGCAACCCTGCGCATCTACTGGGGCGACCGGAAGCTCATGACCGTCCATGTCGGGCGGGCGGGAGTCACCATGCGCGCCGGCCGATCAACAGTGGACATGCCATACCAATGCGACGCGCACCCCGCGGACGTGGCCAACCAACTCCTCGGCACGATGATGAAAGGAACACTCCGATGACAGACCGAATCGAGCACGCGAAGATCGTCGCCCAGTCCTCACTGATCCCCGCCGAGTACCGGGGTAAGCCCGCCGACATCGTGTGGGCCATGGACATCGGCGACGCGCTGGGCGTCCCGTACACGCAGGTGATGCAGTCGATGGTCGTGGCCCGAGGCAAGATGACAATGTCCGCCGACTTGATGGGTGCTGTCGTTCGCCGGGCCGGCCATAAGCTGCGTCTCCGCGAGGACGGCGACTCCGTGACCGCGACCCTGATCCGCGCGGACGACGCCGACTACGAATTCACCGTCACCTGGGACAAGGCGAAAGCGCAGGCCGCCGGCCTGTGGGGCAGCCGCGGACCGTGGCAGCAGTACCCGAGGCAGATGCTCCGCGCCCGCGCCATCACCGAGGTGTGCCGCCAGGGCGCGTCAGACGCCCTCGCAGGCACCGTCTACACGCCGGAGGAGCTGGAGTCCGCACCCGCGCAGAACGCCCCGCAGAAGCCCGCACAGCAGGCGCAGGAGGACCACACGCAGCGGGACATGACCCGCACCATCCTCATGGACTACTGCCGCGAGTCCGGCCGGGACGCCAACGAGGTGTGGCAGCAGGCGCAGGCCGCCGGCGCCAGCATGGACGACCCCGACTCCCTGTCCGCCGTCATCGACAAGTGGGAGGCCGGCACCAACCCAGAACCGCAGGAGGAGCAGTGAAACTCCGAACCGTCACCCCGATCGGAGTGCAACGGCGGATCCTGTCACTCATGTGGATCGGCCACTCCGAGCAAAGGATCGCCGACATGGCCGGCGTGAAACTCAAGTCGGTGCAGAAAGGCCGTGCCGGCGAGTACGTGCCCGAAGAGGACAGGCTCCTCATCGCATGCGCCTGGTCCCGCAACCAATGCAACCCCGCCCCCGCGAACTACGGGTCGCAGGTCGCCCACAAGACAGCAGTCGACGCCGGCGCGCACTCCCCACTCGCATGGAACGAAGATGACATCGACTGCTACCACGCCGAGCCGCACGATCTGACGAGGGGCCGGGACCGGTCCCCATGGAACAGAAAGGAACGCCCATGAAGATCACCATCCAGAAGACAATGAACGTGCAGGACCCGGTCCGAGCTCACAGCACGGACGCCGGCCTCGACCTGTGCATCCCCGAAGGGCAGGGCTGCCTGGTCCGCCCGGGCGCCGTGTACACGATCAACCTCGGCATCCGGGTCGCGATCCCTGACGGCTACTACGGGCAGCTGACGCTCCGCTCCTCCGCCGGCAGAAGGGGACTCACCATCCCCAACGGCGTCGGCATTATCGACTCCGGCTACAGGGGCGACCTGAAGCTCGCCGTGGCCGCCATTTCCGACCCGGTGCTGGTAGCCGCCGGGGAACGCATCTGCCAGCTGATCATCCTCCCCCGGCCGGTCGTTGACGTTGAGGCCGCCCCCGTGGAGGACGACACGGCCCGCGGCGAGGGAGGGTTCGGATCCTCCGGCGGCGCGCCCGCAGCCCGGGCCGGCCGCCTCACCATCGGCCGCCTCATGGGGCAGCTGCAGAACGCGGCGGCGCGGTACGGCAACGACACTCCCGTCGCCGTGCTCGCCGACGACGGCACCGACTACGAACAGGGAGGCGGCCTGCTCATAGTCAACACGGTCAAGACCGGCTGCGCCGGCGGATGGGACCAGTACCGTGCGGACGCCAACGGCACCCCCATGGCGGTGATCTCATGAACGACAGCGTGAACCACCCGGACCACTACACGCGGTGGCCCGTCGAAGTTATCGACCTGACCGAGCGGGAAACCTTTCTGATCGGCAACGTCCTGAAGTACGCGCTCCGCGCCGGCGCCAAGCCCGGCAGCACGTACGACGAGGACATGGCGAAGGCCCGCTGGTACGCGCGACGGCACGCGGACAACGTCGCCGCCCGCGACTCCTGGCAGTCCGGCCTTGATTCGCTGCAGACGCACTTCGCCGCTGCGGACGCGTACCTGGCCTCCAGGCGGGAAGGCGGCACGGAGATGCGAGACTATCTGCGGGACCAGCTGGCCGCCATCTACGGTCAGATCGAGAAGGAGCTGTGCGAAGCATGGGACGCAACCTGAAGTCCGCTAAGGCGGCAGGCTCCCGGTTCGAACGGCTCATCGCCGACCACCTCAACGACAGGCTGTACGGCCTCCACGTCGACCGACAGGTCAAGACCGGCAGTCGCGACTCCGGAGACATCGCCGGCGTCCACCTCGCCGGCAAACGCATCGCCATCGAATGCAAAAACGTTACCCGAATGGACTTGCCCAAGTGGGTACGGGAGGCGCACACTGAAGCCGGCAACATCGGAGGAGCCGCCGGCGTAGTCATCCACAAGAGACACGGCAACGGCAAACCCGAAGACCAATGGGTGACCATGACCGTCACCGACCTAGTCACCATCATCAACCTGTTCAACGAAAGGAACACCAATGGCCGCTGAGATCACCGTCACGGGGACGCTCACCAGGGACCCGGAGATCAAGTACGCGCAGTCCGGCACCCCCATGCTGAAGCTCGCCCTGGCCGCCACCAGGCGGGCCCAGAACCGAGACACGAAGCAGTGGGAAGACGACGGCGACCCGCTGTACATCGACGTCACATTCTTCGGCGACCGGGAGAGCTACCTGGGCGACATCCTCCACAAGGGCGACCAGGCGTCCGTGACCGGCGCGCTCGTCCGTCGCAACTGGGAGGCCGGCACCAAGTCCGGCGTCGCCCTCGAGGTCCGATTCCCGAAGCTCCTCGGCTACATCAAGAAGTCCGACAAGGCCGGAGGCGTGCAGGCGCTCGCACCGACCACGTCCAACACGTTCAGCGCCCCGTTCTGACCGGCGCCATGGGTGGGGGGAAACCGCCGGGGAGTACCCCCACCCACCTCACTGCACGTAGACCCTCATAAAACGAAAGGCACAAGCCGATGGCTTCATTCGAGATCATGATCGCCTCTCAGCCGTCCTGCCAGCAGTGCCGCTCCTCGAAGCGGTACCTGACCAAGAACAGCACCCCGTACCTGGAGACGAAGTACAAGAACGACGACACCGCGCAGGCGATCGCCGCCGCGAACAACTACACGGCCGCACCGGTCTGCTACGTGGTCGACAAGCGCACCGGCGACACTCTCGCCCACTGGGCCGGGTTCAACATGTTCAAGCTCCGCCAGTGGGTGAACAACTACAAGGAAGAGGCCGGCAAGTGACACCCCTGGACGAGGCGATCCTCGAGAATGACGCCCTGCCGCAGCACCAGCGGCGCACCAACCAGGCGATCGCCGACGAGTACGGCACGTCGGAGGCGGCCGTCAGGCGGCACAGGAAAGCCCTGAAGCGTCGCAGTGAGATGGGCAAGGCCGGCGTGGACGAGTACTTCGGAGTGCCCGTCGAGGCCATCACGGCCCGCGGGAAGACCGTGCGCCTGGCCGACGGGTCGTACGAGAAGATCACGTACAAGCCGGGCGCGGCCGAGCGTGCGGAGGCGCAGGCGAAGCGGTTCGAAGACCTGGCTCCGATCTTCGCGGAGACCATCGCAGCGGCACCTGAGGTGAAGTCCCAGTCCACGGTCGTTGTCGTGGTGTCCGACCTGCAGATCGGGAAGACCGACCGGGGAGGCGGCACCGAGGAGACCGTCCGGCGGGTCCGTTCCGCTGTCGCCCGGATCGCCGACCAGGTCGCCGGCCGGTACCGGAAAGTCATCCTCGTGGACTGCGGCGACTCCACCGAGGGGTTCAGCAACACGGTCAGCCAGGCGCAGACCAATGACCTACCGCTCACCTACCAGATCAGGACGGCGCAGGCGCTGCTCGCTGACACGCTCCGAGCCCTGACGCCGGCCGCCCCGGAGGTCACCTACGTGGCGGTCCCGTCGAACCATTGCCAGGTCCGCACCGGCATCGGCCGCAGTAACAGGGCGTCGTTCCCCGGGGATGACTACGGGCTGCTGATCGCCGACAACATCCGACAGATCATCGCCGGCCGCCCCGGCTACGAGCACGTCAGGTTCGAGGTGCCGGAGAAGCGGCTGGAGTCGCTGACCGTGCGGGCCGCCGACGGGACGGTCATGGGTGTCACCCACGGGCATGCCGCCGGGTCGAGGAACCGTGTCGCGGATTGGTTCCGAGGGCAGGCATTCGGCTGCGTGGCAGGCATGCAGGACGCCCGGGTGCTCCTGCACGGCCACTGGCATTCCTTCTCCGTGCAGACGGTCGGGGACAGCCGGCAGATCATCTGCGCGCCGACCGCCGATCCGGGGTCCAGTTGGTTCCAGAACGCTTCCGGCAGCTCATCCACGCCGTCTCTGCTGACGTTCGAACTGGGCGGCGGGACGTCGTCCGCGTGGCGCCTCTGGTCCTGATTTCCGTCGCGACCGCATGTTGTTAATCGTCTGCCCGGCTATGACATTCTCAGCGTGCGGTCCTGCGGCATTCCGAACTCCGACCCTCTCACCCCTCCCCGGGCGCCCGAGAGGGCCGGAGTTCCGCCACTCCAACGACCAGGTGACCGACCTCACGGCCAGGTGGGGTTGACGTCCGCGCCGCACAGGAGAATCATCGCCCACGTCCGATAAGTTGACCAACAGAAAGGAAACGGACATGAACACCAACACCACCTCCCCCCTGCAGGCCGCCCAGCTGGACGCCGCCCCCCGCACCGGCGCGGCAGGCAACCCCCTCACCCGGTGGACCCTCACCCTCGGCGACCAGCAGGCCTTCCAGGACGTCGACCAGTGGGGCCTCCCCTACGACGGCTCCCCCAACGGCGGCCTCCACAGCGACCTCTGCGACTGGCTGACCGTCATGGGCCGCCTCGACACGGACGCCCTCAACGCCCTCTGATCAACACAACCCCGGGGGGGGTGAGGCGCCGCAGCCCCACCCCCCCAGCGGAAGGAACCACCAATGAACGCAGCCACCATCGCCCGGATCGCCGCCTGGAACGTCATCGCCGACCAGGAGCTGCCGGCCGGCACCAAGGTCACCGTCGAAGACGGGCGGGTCACCATCCACCCCCGCGGCGGCCAGCCGGCCCACGCCCCCTACGGCCCCGCAGACACCCTCGACAGCGTCTACAACGCCCTCAAAGACGCAGCCCGGACAATCACCCAGCGCCCCCACTAACAGGCCGTCAGACGGCCTCCTACGACCTCGGAAAGGAACACCGAATGATGTACCCCCACCAGCCCACCAAGCCGACACCCATCGAGAACGTCTCCGCCGGCAGCCTCATCATCCGCGAAGGCGCCACCTGGCGGGTCGAATCCAACACCCCGACCCCCGGCCGGCCCGCCTACCGGACCCTCACCCTCCGCGGCGGCCACGCAGGCGCCCAGAAAGGCTCCTACGCCACCGCCCCCGCCGGCTCCATCGTCATCGTCCGCGCCAACTGAAAGGGAGCCACGATGATCCCCGTCGTAGACATGTGCTCCGGCACCGGTGAACTCTCGGCCGCCACCCAGGAGGCCCTCTCCGCCCCCACCGGCCTGGCCTCCCTGTCCGACAGTGACAGTCGCGCCCGCGAATACCTGGCCGCCCGCTGGCCGGCCGCCGACCTCTACGACGACTGCCGCGACACCTACGACAACATCGCCGCCCAACTCCGCGACAACGGGTACAAGGCGACGGTCGTCACCGCCAGCAACCTGTCCCGGCGGGCGCGTATCAGGCTGGCCGGCAACGCCGTCGTCGGACGGCAAGCCGCCCTCATGCTGGTCCGCGCACTCGTCCAGCTCAACTCAACCATCTGAAAGGAACCCAAATGCGCCACGCAGCAGCCCGCAACAGCAGCCCCGACCAGCGACTCGACCGGGCCGGAGAGCTCGTCTTCGCCGGCATCGCCTACGCCATCGCAGGCCTCGCCACCGGGCTCATCACCCTCGGCTCCGCCCTCACCATCTGGAGCCTCTGGCAGTGGCTGGGGGTGAACTGATGACACCCGCAGGAGTCATCTCAGAAGCCCTCGCCATCATCGACGCGTGCGGCCTCGACCGGACCGAACTGAAAGCAGCGACCGGCCCCCGCGAAGCTGTCATCCGCAGGGGCCGGCGGCCATCAGGAATCCGAGTCACCCTCACCAGGCGCGGCGTCACCTGGTACGTGACCGGCGGCGGAGTCCACTGGAAAGGAGCCAGCCGCCACGCCGCCGCCACACAGATCGCTCACATTCTCGAGACCGGCTGGAGGTGACGGCGGCGCCGGCGGGCCGCCCCGCCGGGGGGGGCGGCCGCCGCGCGGAGGCACCCCCCCCCCCCCCCCTGGGCGCCCCCCCCCCCCCTCGCTCTCCCCGCCGTAGCGGACGTCGACGCGGACACGCCACCTGGCCGGCCGGGCCATGTCGAACAGGCTGGGGCC